GGGGCTTTTAGGCCCCCTTTTTTACATCAATTACGCACCAGCCGAACCGTACATACCGAGCGGATCGCTCCACCCAAAGCTGTAGCGCTCACGAGCCTTGTAACGGACGTTGCCCGTGTCGAAGTCTCCATCCATTGAGTTAGCCAACGGCATACGAACAAAGTGCTTCATGCCGTTTGGAACATCAGTGGTCAGGAACCATGCGTTCGTGTCGGTCAAGAAGTGATTGATCGTGTAGCCTTCTGGAATCGAACCGTTGTTTTTCAACGCATTGATGTCGTTGTCAGCGGTAGAGACGCGCAGTTCAGTTTCAAGCAAACGAGTTGCCGTAAACTGGAGTGATGGCGGAACAATCAACTTACGTGGTTTAGCAGCAATCAGCAGGCCACGCTCATCGGTCCATGCAGCGATTTGAATAACGGCGGCTTCCAAAGAAGTCTCGTTCAAGTCGGCTGGGGTTGAAGGAATGTTGCTGTTGGTACCACCAGACACTAGTGGGTGCGACGCCGAGAACAGCGCAACACCGTCACCACCAACGTAAGCACTGCTAAAGCCGTTGTTTAGGACATTAGCAGATTTAACTTGCTTGGTGTAAGCCATAGCACGAGCCAGACCTTTGGTATAACGAGCCGACAGGCTGTCATACAGGTTATCTTCGACCGCTTCTTCAGTGATCGAAAAACCCAAGGCGATGGTTTCGTGGTTAAAGCGAGAAGTCCATGCTTCTTGTGCGTTGTCATAAGCGATGGCTGAGCCTTCGTTTTTGACTGGCGCGGCGGAGAAGCCAGACAGCTTTGTCTCTTCTTCGAACGAACGCTCAGAGGTTTCAGTTTCGTAAATCTCTTTGTGTTGCTCGCCGTATGTTGCATACTCCAGACCGAACAGGGCATTCAAGCCCGGAAGCAGTTCTTTAAGTAGTTGTGCGCGTGAAATAGCCATGATTTAGCTCCTTAAGCAATGCTGGTGGCAGCGTAATACTGGTGTTGACCGAAGTTCAACTTAACCAGCAACTCTGGGTATTGTACAAACACAAGCGTTGAACTAGCCGCAAAAGCGGTTACTGGCGCTTGGTTCAAAACAAACGAAGTTGCACCAGCGTTAGCTGCTGTATCAACAAACGAGCCAGAAGCAATATATTCGCCATTTGACGCAAGTGAACCAACATCCGTACCAACAGGCAATGCAAAAGGCAAAGCAGCGCAAGTAACAGTAGCAGTAGCAATGCTAGTAAAAGTAGAATTCCCCAAGCTCACAGCGGTGTCAGATACTAGACCCAAAACACGAATTGGCAACGCATCGGTAGTAGCGGGCGTATTGGTAGGAGCCAACAGCGCATTAGCTGAGTTACCAGTGTTTACATTACCTGTGTTGTTAATCATGGCCAAGTTCTGACCAATCATTGCATGGGCACCAGAAGCCATAACAGTCGTAGCCGAGCAGACAGCCGCTTTAAAAACAGTGTCAGGATCGTCGCAAACGATAGCCATAATGTCACCGGCTGACGTACTAGCAGGATAATACTGAGCAAATGTTTTTTGCTTAGTCGTAGGGTTGGTGTAAGAACAGCCCAAGAAAACACCTGTAACAGTGCCAAGGGTACCAGTAGAAACGGACAAACGCTCAATATTGCCACGGGATAGACCAACTAGATCACCGTAAAAAATATTAGTCGCATATCCGTAAGGAATCGCATATTCACGGGTAGAACCCGCAAATACTTGACCACCGACCAGATTGATCGGCTTTAGGCCGTAAGGGGCCGAGACGACGGGATAAGCCATATTTGAACTCCAAAAAAATTATTTAACACCTTTACCAAAGGACGTTGACGACTTTCGCTCATTAAAGAGCGGCATTCGCGGGTCGCTTTGGCGCATTAGGTTGTTGTCTACAGACTCCATCTGCATTTCCGCTTGGTTCTGGTAGTACGTATTACGCGCATCTACGAACTCAACAGGGGCTTTACAGAGCATCAGTCCACCGACTTCAACATTGCCATTACTGTTTGCATGTAGCATAAGCTCGGCGTGGTCAGCGGCTTTAACCGGTTCCCAGCCTTCACGCATCTTCTTAGACACATTAGTCGCATCCGACTTGCCCAAAACATGTGTGGCTACCCAACGGAACTTGTAACCCGGCTCTGGAGTCGGATCAGGAAGCGTGCTAGGCGGCACATATACGTACCTGCTTGTTTTATCGCGTGTTACTACGTCACGGGGGGTGCGGTTATCAGCCATTACTTGTCTCCAATTTAGCTACTTGCACAGCATATTGCTGTGGGGTTAATCCGAATTTTTTAGCCAACGCAACTTGCGTTGCCGTTAATCGTATTTTCCCTGCACTCGTAGAACGGGCAGCAGGCGCAACAACGGTAGACGGTTTTCTGGCTGATTCACTAGGTCTTTTGTCTTCACTCTCACCGAATAGTTCGGGAAATTTAGACTTCATGCGACCATTAATTTGGTCGAAATATTCATCACCGCGAGGGTCAAGGCCCCCGTTGACTAGTTTTTGGTGCAGCCCTAGAGCGTAGCTGGTGTATTCTTCAAACCCTGATGCCCCGAACCACTGGTTTTTTGCCTGCCAGCGCAGCGATTTCTCGTCCGGTTCAACCTGTTGGGGTTGTGATTGTGGTACTTGTACCTCAGAATATTCTTCTTGTAAAGGGGCAGCCTTATAATTTTTTACCTGCATCAGCCGCATCTTGGCTTCTGTCAGGGCTTCTTGGGCGGCAATGATGCCGTCCGTGTCAAACGCCTCTTGTGCATCTCTGTACTGGCGTCGTGCTGCGTCAAGCTGGGCTTGGGCTTCTTTGTTAGCCGTAGAAATAAACGCTTCCTGCCCAAAATTAACCGTTTGTTTTAAACGATTATTCTCGTTAATCAGGTGTTGTGACAGCCGTTCTAGTTCTTGCTTTTCTCGCAACACCGCTTCTTTAACACGGCGCTCATCGTGCCGCGCATGCGTTAATTCTTTAATGCGAAGCTGTACCTTGTCGGAATAGCTCTCGATCTCGTCGTCCGATGGATCATCTACTTCTTTGTCCAACGGTTTACGGCCACGGTCTTTTTCAGGCGTGTCGTCAACAATCTCAATCTCTACGTCGCCATCATCATCTTCAGCAACAGTTATTTTTTTAGTATCTTCTTGCTCGTCGGGGAACTTATAGTCGTCTTGCATTTGTGTCTCCTTATGCGCGGGTAATACCGCGTGGGTCTTCAACAACGGCATCTACTTGGTCATCGTTAAGTAGACGGAATTCTTTGTTGTAAATTTTAAAACGAGTGCCTGAATAAGCGCGAACAAGTACGAAGTCGCCTTTCTTACACCACGGACCCGATGGGAATTTGGTGGTGTCTTTATAAGCGTCGGGGCCCACGTCCACCACAAACAACACGGTCGTCGAGTGTTCTTCCTGCTTCATAAACGGATCGGCTTTAATAATTACTGAGTCGTCGTATGTCTTAGACACGTCGGGTACTACACACAAAATCTTCCAGCCAGTTGCAATAGGTAGCGACTTAGCACGATCCTCAAGCGGGATGTCCTCGTCGGGCATATCTTTTGGTTGAATCATCTCCGGCAGTTCAATGCCCGGAGGCAACAGTAGGTCACTCATCGCTCTTCTCCACTTTTTCAGCAAGGTCTAGTAAATAACGCTCGGCAAGGGCGAGACCTTGAATTACCCCGCATAGCTTTTGGTACTCTTCAAATGAGCGGCATGTGCCCCCAGCCAAGTCATCGGCGTAGTTGTTCATGTCGGTGCGTATTTGTTCGCGCAATACGCGTGCGAAGGTTGCGATCATTTAGGTGGTTGTCCTTTGTTATTTTGTTTAAATGCGGCAATATGTTTCAGTGATGCTTGTTTAACTTGCAAATCTTGCTGCGCTTTTTGCTTTGCTATATCAATACCCATACGGACGCCATCACGTTCCTGCTGTGCTGCGCTCTTTGCTTTACTTTCTTGAATCTGTGCGCCGACTTTCATCGAGTTTAGTTCTAACGTGCCGGTCATACGCTCGCGCTCAATGTCAAGTTTGTCTGCTTGTGCCGCAGCATCAAGAGCCATCTTCTTCTCTTTAAGCTCAAGTTCTTTCTGGCGCAGTTGCAAATCTTGCTGTTGCATCTGGATCATTGGGTCTTGTGATTGCTGTTGCGCCTGTTGTTGCGCTTGTTTTGCTTGGCTCTGTTGCAGCACTTGCTGTGCGGCTTGGGCCATCATCTGCGACAAGGCAATCTCCACTTGTGGTGGCAGCTTCTCGTCTTCTGGCGGCAACGCCATACCAAGTTGTTGTTCAATCTTCTGGCGATACGCAAAGCCAACGTGCTCGGCAATGTGCGCCATCATAGCGGCTTGAATCTGCGGCGCTTTTGGATTTTGTCCTACAAGCTGCATGATGATCGGGTCCTGCATGGCCGAGGTGTGTACCTTGATGTGGGACTCATGGTCTTGGTGCACAAATGCTTTGACCGGCTCGCCCTTTAGCACATTCATGTTTTCTGTCACAGGGTCGCGTGGCTTCTGATCGTCCGGCAACGGCACGAGCTTATCGGCATCTTTGATACCAAGCACGTTTAACATGTTGCGATGCAGTTGTGGCAGGTCGTAAATGTCCGGTGCCATCTGTGCCATTTGAATGACCGCTTGGTACTGCACCACACGTTGTGACATGGTGGCGGCATTTGGGTCGGACACAGGAATAATGTCCACCAAGTCGTAGTCAGCCTTCTTGGCTTTACGGTTGCCGTACTCAGGGTCGTACGTATAGTCGGGGTCCGTGTAGTCCCGAATAATGTTTTTGAGCAGCTTCAATTCTTGTTTAAGCGCAAAGTGCACACGCGCTTGCACAGCCGTCATCACTTTTAACTGGCGCTCAAGCAGTGCCAAGGTCGTACCAACCGGAGCCTGCGACGACATATCCGACACTTTCATGTCTGCGGTAGCGGCAAAGCGACGACCTTCTTCTACAATGTTTTGCAACAACGTATACAGAACTTGGCTTGGTTCTTTATAGGGCAATGGCAGAATACTGTCGCGGATGTTGCCAGACGCTACGTCTACATCACGGAACTCCCCCGGACTAATCGGCGTATCGTCGCCTTTAATACGTAACCCCCGCGCTTTAAGACCGCCCGGCAAATTAGACAACGTACCTGCATCAACCAACTGACGCATGAGCGACGTGGCCGACTTGGCGAATCCGCCAATGAGGTGGAATAAACCGAAGCCATAAGCGCCAAAGCCGGGGATGTACTGGTAGTGGACGAAGTGTTGACGCTTGAGCTTGAGGTCGTCGTCTTCGTTCCAGTTACGTCGGATGGACAGAACATCGTTGGTTCCTTTAATCAAAGTGACCACATACGGCAACATGATGCCGGTCTCTTCGCCGTCAATCTCGTCCTCGTAACCT